TCTTCAGCTACTGCAATCTTGTGCAATAGTTCAGTCAATCCCTCGGCCAGCATCTCCCGGCCTTTATCGGTAGAACAGAATTGTTTATTTGCGCCAGTATCAAAAGCCAAAGTCTGAACCCAACTCAGAGTAAATTTGCTAGGATTACTGACAATCGGATCGACACCGAAAAGCCGAAAATCATTCCACGAATTTAATTCTAATTTGATGAAAACATCCAGAATTTTTTGGACGTTGGCTTCAGCGCAAACATCGGAATATTCTTCTGCAAATTTAGTAGCAAAAGAACCTAAAACTTTAGCTGTCTTTTCCGATTTTTTCTCTTTCACTTTCTTTTTGAAAGCCGTGAAAGATTTCCTATCTAGCTGAACTTTTAAGATAGACGACATTGCGAAAGCTTTTTTCATACTTTCTTTTGCCGACTTTTTTAGGTCTTTAGCTTTCGCCTCAGATTGCTCCATAATAGTCAATTCAGCTAAAACAGTTTTAACATCTATAGTATTTTTCATTATTCAAATCCTCATTAAGAAAATCACTATTTTCTATTTAGGGTAGTACTACCCCAAATACAGGCAATAGTGTTCAGCCTGTTAATTTTTCATATTCACAATGTACAAGAGCGTATCCTCCCTAGCCTATATTAATTCTGGCATATTGTAAAGCCGATCCAGAAAAATAATTTTAGGGTAGTACTACCCCTTTTTAATATCATCATTTGCGGCTATCGAATTGTTAGGCAATCATCATTTATTTTTTGTCTGGAATTATGAAGCCTAGGGAATGCATGGGATTAGTTACAAATGAAACTAAAACAGAAATAAAGACGATGATAATTAAGGTATCTGTTTAATCATTACATAGGTTCAATATAGGACTTTGTAGACCCCCACCTAAAAAAACTGGGGGGTCTCGCATGTGTGGTAAAGAAGGGAGCAGGAGCAAAATCTACCAAAATTAAGGGTTAAGATCATAATTCAATCTGCGGACCACTTAGTTACTACATAGTAGTTAAGAGGTACTAAGAAGTATTAAGAGGTATTAAGAGGTACTATGATATATCTTCTTATTATCTCTATTATAATTAAATAAATACTAATTAGTACTTGTGATATTATATATTATAGTGTATACTATATAGTATGGAAAAAATAAATGAAACTGCTCTTGACTCTTTTATCAGTCTTAAAGGGTTTCTAGCACAAAAAGTAGAAGAACAATCCAAAGACGATTTCCTCACCTTTGTTAAACTCATGGCTCCTTCTATTGTGTCTGACTTTAAGATGGGTAATCATATCAGGGTTATCTCCAATAAGCTAAAAGAACTAGAAGAAGGTAAGATCAAGAGACTGATGGTCTTTCTACCACCACGTTCCTCCAAATCAGTGTTGTGTTCTAAGCTATTTCCTGCATGGTATATAGGTAAACACCCAGAACATGAGATACTTACAGTGTCTCACAGTGATCAGTTGTCTTCAGACTTCGGCAGATCAGTCAGGGACGTAGTTAGCACAGAAGAATTTCAAAAAATCTTCAGAGGTGTACAGCTAAGAAGTGATGTCAGAGCAGCAGGTAAGTGGAAAACCAACCAAGGTGGTATGTATTATGCTGCTGGAGTAAGATCTCAAATTGCTGGTCGTGGAGCGCATATAGCAATCCTTGATGATGTGATGTCTGAAGAAGATTCCTACTCAGAAGCAGGGCGAAGATATGTAAAAGAATGGTATCCTGCTGGTCTACGTACACGGATCATGCCTAATGGCTCCATATTAATAATAAATACTCGCTATCACTACGATGATCTATGCGGTTGGCTACTGAAACAAGAGGAAAATGCTGGTGATTACGACATTATCCCTTGGGATGTAGTAAAAATACCTGCATGGCTGGACGAAGATGCAGCAGAACTACTAGAATTACCTGTAGGTGGCAGTTATTTCCCTGAATGGAAGCCAGATGACGTACTCAGGGTAGACGAGCATGAGATAAAAGCTAGTAATGGTAGCCGATATTGGAACTCACTGTATATGCAAGACCCTACACCAGAAGAAGGTGGATTAATCAAGAAGAAATGGATACAAGAGTGGGATGAAGATGACCCACCTAGCTGTGAATTTGTAATACAGACCTATGATACCGCATTTTCTACTAGAACTACGGCTGATTACAGTGTCATCCAGACATGGGGGATATTCTACCTGTATGATCAAGATGATAGTGGGTATGAGAACTATGTTGCCAACCTAATTCTGCTAGGTAACGTCAAAGGTAGGTATGAGTACCCAGAACTACGCAGACTTGCACAGAGATTGTACAGCGATAACAAGCCAGATGTATGTATGATAGAGAAGAAGGCAAGTGGTCAGTCACTCATACAGGATATGCGAAGAGCAGGGTTGCCTGTTATGGAATACACCCCAGATAGAGATAAGGTATCCAGAGTTTATGCAGCTTCACCTATCATGGAAGCAGGTCGAGTATGGATACCCAGTAACAAGAAGTGGTCAGAAGACCTCATAGAGGAATTAATACGGTTCCCCAATGCTGCTCATGATGATCAGGTGGATGCCATGACAATGGCGATCCACTACATGAAGGAGTCATGGCATCTGGAACACCCTGATGATCCTGAATGGGAAGACGAGCCTAAACAGCCTAGCAGAACTTACTGGACATTTTAATTTGCCGATATAAAAAAACTGTGATATAATAATGGCAAACAGTAAGGGGATATCTATGCGAGATTCTAAAAATATTCTACATGCAAAGCTAGGCGTATCACCTATGGAACGTCAATACGGTGGTGGTCTTGATGATGCCTATATGAACAGACGTAGAAGTAGTGCCTTTGCTGCTCCCGATGCTACCAGTGCTTTTGATTCCCCTATGAGTAAGAATGGTCTTCCTACAATCTATCGTGAACAAGGTGGTCCTCTACCTATTACTTCTGTCTATGGACAAGGTATCCCTAGAATAGTTTATCGTGAGAATGGTGGTGGTCTTCCTACTGTTTATAGGCAAGATCCCGGTCAAGTTGGTGATGGTATGGATGATGACTATACAGAAAGTGAGTTAAGTAATATTGGTGGTAGTGGAATTTCAATAGAAGGTGTTAGCTTTGAAGATCCCTATGGTCCAACTGGAGAGGATGATTGGACAACTGAAAAAGCACAAGCACAGTTAAGAGCAATGCGTGGACCTTCTAAAACAGCCGATGAATTATTAGAAGATACTTCACTTGGGTATACTCCATTGGAACTTGCTACAATATATGGAAGAAAAGAAGGAAAAGATAATCAAGAAACTGCATCAAGAATGAGGCAAAAAATTTTAAGTAATGATGGTAATACAATGTTAAATGATACTTTATTTAGAATGTTTGGAAGTAATGCTGATGAAGTTAGAGCTAATATGACTCCTCAACAGCTTGCGAATTTTCAATCTGCTTATGATGGAAAAAGTTTTGGTGGAGATTTAAAAGCAGATGATTTTAGTAAAGGTTATAGATATGGTGGTGCAAGAGGAACACTTCAAGATATTTTAGAAAAAGGTACTGCCGATCAGTTAGGTTTAAAAGACTTTTTTGAGGGACAAGATGAAACAAAATTAAAAAAGAAAGAAGGTATAGAAGATCTTATTAGTAAAGGTATAGATATGGTTAGTCTTACAAAAAATATGACACCTGAAAATATAACATCTCTAAATAATATGTTAGAAAATAAAAATTTTGAATTTACTCCTAATAATAAATTTGCATCAGGAGTGGTAAGTTTTGTTGCACCTACAATAGGTAAAGCAGCTATATCTTTATTAGGTGGTGAGAAGACTGTAGGAACTATTACAAATAAAGAAACTGGTACTAGTTATCAAGTAGGTGACAGAGGAGGACTAACTCTGAACATGCCTGATCCTGATATAGATTACGGTAATGATGAAGAAATTATAGAAAAAGAAGAAGTAGTAGTTACAGAAAAAACTCCAGAAGAAGTTAAAGAAAAAAGTAGTATGGATAAGAATAGAGAATTAAAAAAGAAACGTAGAGTAGATCCAAATATACAAATTATAATGGATATCTATGGATTAACTTTTGAAGAAGCTCAAAGGTTTCTTGGTCAAAGTGGAGTAGGCACAGGTGGTGCTGGTGAGTTTGAAGGTATATAAAGGATAGACAATGGCAACTGAACGTAACCCATATGATATGAAACCAGAAGAACTAGGTAATGTAGTTCCTATGGCAGCAGTCGAAGAAGAAGAAATAAATGCCACCTTTGAAGTTGATCCTACAGATGGTGGAGTAATTGTAGACTTATCTGGAGAAGAGAGTATACAGATGTCTCCTTCACAAGCTATAGAAGAATGGTATGATAATCTAACAGATACCTTAGAAGAAGAAGATTTAGATATAATAGCTGATCAAGTTATAGACAGCTTTCAAGCTGATAAGGATTCAAGGGCTGAATGGGAGTCTATGTTTGAACGTGGCTTTGATCTACTAGGTCTTAAGCTAGAGCCGGGAACAGATCCCTTTGATGGTGCATGTACAGCCGTACATCCACTCCTGATAGAATCAGCAGTTAAGTTTCAATCTAAAGCTTCAGCAGAACTATTCCCTGCTAGTGGTCCTATTAAAGCAAACATTATGGGTAAATCTACTCCTGAAAAAGAGATGCAAGCCAATAGGGTACAGAACTTTATGAACTATCAGGTAACTGAGCAGATGCCAGAATACTTTGATGAGTTTGAAAGAATGTTGTTCCATCTTCCCTTGATAGGTTCTGCATTCAAGAAGGTCTACTATAGTGCTACACTACAACGACCTGTCTCAGAGTTTATACCTATTGATCAGTTCTACGTATCATACTATGCAACTGACCTACGTAATGCTGATAGGTACACACATCTGATCTATCGTAGTCCTATTGACATGGAGAAAGATATCAGGGCTGGTGTCTATGATGACGTAGAACTACCAGAACCAAACGAAATTAATGTTACAGGGTTTACTCAGAAGATGGATACTATCATTGGTATGTCCCCTTCCTCTGACAATGACCCACAATATCTTCTACTAGAACAGCATTGCTATCTTGATATAGAAGGTATAGGAGAATCACTTCCTTATATTGTTACAGTTATAGAACAATCAAGGCAAGTGTTAAGTATTCGTAGAAACTATGAACAAGAAGACCCGAATAAAGAAAAGCGTAGTCACTTCGTACACTACCGTTTCGTGCCGGGGTTTGGTTTCTATGGATTAGGCTTGATTCACTTCTTAGGTAACCTCACCATGAGCGCAACCGCTGCAATGAGATCCCTCATAGATGCAGGACAGTTCGCCAATTTACCGGGAGGTTTCAAGGCTAAAGGGTTGAGAATGGTCGGAGATAATGACCCTATCTCTCCCGGTGAGTTCAAGGAGGTTGAAGCAACTGGAATGGATCTCTCTAAGGCTATTATTCCCCTGCCTTACAAAGAGCCTTCCTCAACTCTATTCCAGATGTTGAAT